ATCATTTCATTATCAATCATTTCTTTACTGCAAAAGTGTAAAACATATATTTGTGATCTAGGCGTCAAAGGCAATCTATTACTGATTTTGTAAATAAACATAGGGTGACCTGTCTTACTAGTGAAATCGTAACCTCTACTCGTGCCTGGCGTAAATAACTTAAATTCTATACGTTCATAACCTGTTAAAGGTAAATGTGATATAACAGATTGACCGTCTGCAACTACTATACTTCCTGATAGACCTGCGCCGTCAAGTGTTTCGTATATGTCTATTTCTAAAACTTGTGTTTTGATTGAGATGGATTTAGCATTCTTATTAGAACCATCTGCTGATTGATATGACACAAGGACAATATCATCTAGTAAGAATCTACCTGGTCTTGTAAGTTTATCTGTATCTATTGCTGAGTACATAATTATTCATTCATTAATCTTTCAAATTCCTCAATGAGCACTGGTAAAAAAGAAGGAGATATTAATTTTATTCTACTTATTCTGTCTTGTTCTCTTTGTTCGTATTCTCTATTTGAAACTGCTTGTGCGCCTGGGTCTGTACTATTACATTCTATCAAGTGTGATTGATCTATTGAATCTTGTGGTCCACTAGATTGTACCTTTTCATAATGATGTATAGCGTCAGGCAATTCATATTTGTCATTTACAAATTCCTCAAATGCTTGAAACGTCAACGGCCAACCGTGTAGACCATCTGTTACATCATTTGTAATTAATATAATCCAATGTAATTCAGGACTGCCAAAATGTCTTTCTGCAATTGTTTCAGGTCTTTCACCATCTGCAACAAAGTATTCTGTTAAAAGACTTGCCTCGTTCTTAATTTTATCTCTTATCTTAATTCTTCTCCATAAATCAGTAACCAGTTTGTATTCTTTTGTGCCTGGTATAATATATTGACCTTTAGGAAATCTTTCAAAATACATATTAATATCCTTTTGCTACCGTATCTTTTGTCATAATTTCTGTTTCACCAAATGTTAAGTTCATAGTAATTAGAGTAGGCGGTGCCCCTCTTTCATCTGGTGTTAATGTTGATACAACTTGTTCAGGTGCATAATCTATTGTAGTATTTTTTAAAACACAACGACTAATTCTAGGTAAGTATGAGTTTTCATTATCTCTATACATATAAGTTATTTGAAATTCTGATGGCACATTGAAGTAACCATTAGCACCACTTTGTTGTTCAGGCAACATATGAAATCTAAACAATTGTAATATCTTGTGTACACTATCTTTCTCTTTCTCATTCTTCGGTGCAAAAGTAAATGGAAAATTAAACTCTCTAAATGGTACTGATTTAAATACTGATTCTAAATTTGGATTCTTTGCCTGACCTTTAAACTTATCATATACACCTCTTGCGTTATCAAAACCAGGTATTAATGAAGCAACACCGAAGCCTGCCTCTTTAACTAATTCTTGTACTACACCAGTTGTGCCTTTTGCAGCTGCCTGTAATTTATTTTTAAATCCTGCGTCATTAACTAAACCACCTATACCTTGTGCTACATCACCTGCAAGACCAGTTTCTAGTGCCTCATAGTCAGCAGAATAACTATATTTCATTCCTTCAGGTGGCATATACATTATAATACTATCTGAAATATATGAGTGTTTTGATTTTAATTTACTAAACATACCAGAGTTTACATCTCTAATTCTGTTTGTGGAACCAATACCTCGTCTTTTTATATTTGATAAGTTTCGTGTTGCCCCACCAGCAGCAAAAAACTCATCCTTACCACCTACAAAATTTTTTGAATTGTCTGTTAATAATCCGTTGTTGAAAGTATTTGTTTTAAATGATGACTCATTGTGCATAAGAATATCAAATATAACATAGTGTCCATCACCCATATTACTTGTTTCTTGTGGGTAATATACTGTACCGTAAGAGTAAGGATTCTCTTTTAAATGTGCTGTAGGATTACTATCACCTATCTCTAATGGAGATTTGCTTAATAGTTTAGCAGCGATTTTAGATGTTTGCTCTTGACTAGCAAAGGATGACATTATCTTATTACCTACTGCGCCTGCAATAGCATTACCTATTCTACCTTTGATTACATTTGCTACTTTTGATGTCCAAGCCATTTATTTTATCCTTACTAAATATTGTTATAACTATTTATATGATATGAGCAAGTCTTTTAAAGGAATATATAAACCAACTAATCCTAAAAAATATGTTGGCAACCCAAATAACATAGTATATCGTTCACTTTTAGAGCGTAAATTTATGGTCTATTGTGATAATAACCCAGGCATAACAAATTGGGCAAGTGAAGAATTAGCAATTAGATATTACAATCCTATTGATAAGAAATATCATAGATACTTTCCAGACTTCATACTAAAAACAGACAAAGGTAAAAAGATGTTGATTGAGATTAAACCTTCTCGTCAATGTGCTAGACCTAAACCACCTAAAAAGAAAACTAAATCATATATGCGTGAGAGTTTTGAGTTTATTAAAAATCAGGCAAAGTGGAAAGCGGCAACTGTTTATGCTGAAGATAACGGTGCTGTATTTAAAATAATTACTGAAAAAGATTTAGGTTACAATTATTAAAAATCAGCAGAACCTGTACTACCTTGTTGAACATATTTTAATGTTGTATCAGGTTCGTGTGTTAAAAATCCAGAAACATTAGTAGCAGCAGACTGAGAATTATTTGACGTAGAATTATTTTGTATATTAACAATAGTTGGTGGTTTAATATTATTACTTTGTGATTCTAAAGATTTAAGCATTGAGGATGTTTTATCTCCATCAACATTATCACCTACTACACTTCTCAATTCATTCATTGCGTTAACTGATTGTTCATCATCGCTATATGATTGTACAGTTTGAAATCTACGTGAGTATGCCTTTTCGTAACCTGGGTCACCTGGTTTATAAATTTCTTTTGTAACAGGATCAACAACAGCTGCATTACTAGGGTCTTTGTTTGCTGGTAAAAATTCATCAACTGCATTTACAGGTGCTATTTCTGATCCATCTTCACCTATACCATACGTGCCATCATCTGACATATTGTTATAATTTTTTCTAGCAGGTTGGTCATCACCTTCTTCACCACCCAAACCAAAAAACTTACCTATGGCTGAGTTCTTAAACCAATCTACAATATCTTTGAAGAAACCTGTAATCTTGTTCCATATATTTACAAATACACCAGCAATCATATCTATATTTTCTGCAACCCATTGAAAGGCAGCGATAACAGCAAGTACCTTTAATGCGATCATTATTCTAGCAGTTTTGAATATGTTAGCAATAGATTTAAACATATTACCTATTGTTTTTAATGGGGCACCTAGGAAAGTCATAAAACCTGAAAATGCTTTTTTACCTACATCAGCAAATTGACCAAATGCGTCTGCAATAGTATCAGGTATTACCATAAATGCCTCTTTCAATTCAGAAAGTTTACTAAACCCTCCGTCATTGCCACTAAAACCTGTATCTGCTGTCGTTCCTGTTTTCTTATCTATTTCTTCGTTATCTAATCTTAATTGAGCAATTTCTTCTTCGTTTTTTACTATTTTATCTTGTGCCTTTGTTCTTGCCTTACTATTTTCCCAAACTTTATTATCTATATCTACCTGTAATTTTGCTCTATCAGCAACTTTAGACTCAATTAATCTTTCATTTTTAATTTTTTCTTTTTGTGCCTTGAATACATCACGTTGAGTTAATAGTTTTACTTCACCATTTTTAATTTCTGCTTTTAAACCCATTTCTCTAAATTTAGTTAGTTTATCCTCTAACTTCATTTGTTTGTTAGTAAACTTATCTACCGTTTCTGCTAATTCTTTATTGTAATCTCTTAAATCAATTCCTAATTCAGTAGTTAGTTTAATGAGTTTGTTTATTGCTGTTGCAAAGTTATCAATAGAACCTGATTTTATATCTTCAGTTAATTCTTTTATCATTTGAGGAACATTACCAACAACTGCTTGTGTAGCAGCCTTTAAACCTAGACTACTTGACTCTTGTATTGATTGTCCTAATTTTTCTATCTCTACCTTTACTGCGTCTGAATCATTTTCTGATACAGTAAATTCACTTGATAGTTTATCTATTTTCGGTAATGCCATTATTTGAACCTTTATTTTTTATCTTGTACTTTTGATGATTTGCCGTTTACATATAACCCAAACCAAGCAGCACCAGCCCCAACTACAACTGACACAAACCCTGCCTGTGCGTTATTAGGATTTTCTAATGCCATAAACCATTGCATTGTGTTATAAAATACTAAACCATATAAGAACATCATAATTCTAGGTACTGTTCTCCAATTAGATAGAAATTGTGGTAATTCTTCTTTTAGAAACCACCATACCCATTTAATCTTTTCTACTGCGTCTTTTTTTTGTTCTTCAAACATAATTATCCTTTAGTTTGTTCTCTTTTTTTTCTCTCGTTTTCTTCTTTAATATATCGTATCAATAAAGATACATATACATCTCTTTCCCACGGTATCATTGCCTCAATCTCCGTTAGTGAATACTTATGATGTTGCATAAGTGCAAAATTAATTTCAAATAACGCCTCTAGGCTGTTGTGGGAGAGGCTAATCCGAAAAAATCTTGTAACCCGCTGAAGGTAACTGTACTCTCAACTCCTGTCTTCGGGTTCTTCACTTTTGTTTCGTGTCTTAATTTAGGCATAGTATCAAAGAATTTTCTTAATTTAGCAAACTGTTCTTGTGCTAAGTTTTCAAAAAACTCTTTTAATTCTTCTCTTGTTGACTCTTTTGTAGGATAATTTTTTTCACCCTCGTAAATGTAATCAACACAACCTATAATTAAATTAATAATATCCTCATAATTAAGTGCCTTAACACCTTGTGTGTCATATAACACTTTCATATTAGGATACTTCATAATCACACCTAATTTTCTTTTCTCGTCTAACAAAACATCATTTGTGTGTGCGTCATCAACTTGCACCTCAACTTTTGATATGTCAACCTCCACATCGCCATAGGTTGTATTATCATCTGGACAAATAATCTTAAATTTAGCAACTTCTCCTACTGATTTTGCCCTCACTTGTAGGAAAATATATTCTACATCAAAAGTAGGTAATGTTTCTACTTCTAACTTATTAAATGTTACAGCACGTAAAATATCTTTTGTTGCTGATTGCATTTCTTTTTCATCACCTGATTCAAGTGCCATATATAAAACTTTTTCCTCTTTAACGAGAAAAGGTCTATATTGTACTTTCATATCTGTTGACGGTAAAGTCAACTCATATCTAGGTGTTTCAACTATTGGTAACGCCATTATAACTCCTTATTATATTTAAATATTTAGTGGTGGTATTTTAAATGGTGGGAATACTCTTCCGCCAGTTACTCTACCTAGAGGTACTCGTCTTCTTAAATCGTTAAGTACATCTCTACCTGCCCTTCTCAATTCAGGTGGCAATTTATTTATTAAACTACCAAAAATTCCTTTGTTATTCTTAATTTCAGGTACCTTACCAAGAGGACTACCTAATTCTATATTACCTTGTTTGTCTATAAAGTAATTAATCCAGTATCTAAATGAAAAATCTACATCAATTGTTTGTATATTATTAGCATCGTGGGAATATTCTACTGCACCTATTTTAGTAGGAAAGCAATCTATCAATTGTACACCATAAGTTATATCATCCCGTTCTTGTCTGCTAGCAAATTGACCTAATTGAAATATGTTTAAATTAGCAACATAGTTATCATAATAGTTTGTGTTAAATGTTTCAGATGTTGACATAGCAGATTTTTGCCATAATTCAAAATATGATCTTTCTCTCATAAATTTATCAGCATAAAATGTTGCTGATATACCTGCTGATTTCATATCATATACAAAATTTCTAGCGGGTGCATTACCGTGTCTAACTTCTTTCGTTGACATCTCTCTTTCAGGCATACTAATTGAAGAACAAAATGCTCTTACTCGTCTACCATTTGCCTGTTGTACAGCAAGTAAATCTGTTTGTGTAGGAAATGCTTGTTTCTCTAGTGCTGCTGATGATGTGTCTTCAAAACCTTCTGAAAATAAAGCACCATTTGATATACCTTTAGGTAAATTAAATTCAGCATAAAATCTTGCCTTTCTAGCAAATCCTTCTGCCTCATTTACATAGGATTGAAAACGACCTATTGTAGTTTCAGGATTACTACCTTGTCGTCTTTGTAATCTTTCATCACCTGCTACATCATCTAGCGATCTATCTCGTGGTATACCGATACGTACATCATATCCACCAATTCTTTTTCCGCCTCTTAATATTGCCATTAGTATGGACTCCCCTTTTTAAATTGTGCTACAGGTAAATAAACTGATAACGCAGCCTTGTCATAATCTATTCTTAAAAAACTTGATCTCACGTGAGAGAATAAATATTTTTTAATTGTATTCTTTATCAATGGAATATTTTTAACCCTATTATAACTGACATCAAATTTATTTCTACTAGATACTTCATTCCTTACAGAAAATCTTTGTAATCTTTCTAACAAAGTAAATCTAGCACCAGGTCTTAAATAATGAAAATTAATGCCTGCAAATCCACCTGGTATTCTTTCAATAGGCAATACTAGAGGAAATGTATCATAATATGGTAATGTCTTCTTATATTTAGGGTCATAAAAGAACATATTTAAACGACCTACACTAGGTCTGCCGTTTAATTTGCCTTGATTCATTAGTCTTCTTGCTGTTACTCTATCTGCGATAGAAGATACAGCGTTTCTGTACCAAGCAGCGCCTTTTCTTGCACCTGCGGCTTTATCAACTAATGGATCTAATATACTAGGCATATGCTATATTTATGCTTAAAAAAGGGCACTTTAGTTACCTAAAGCGCCCTAAAAGTATGTACCAAGAGAGAGAGTATTACTCGTCCTCTGCTAATTTACTAAAGTATGACATTGTATCGTCATCATCACTAGCAACTGGACTTTCATTTATACTTTTTGCTGAACCATTTTGTTGAGGCGGGAGGTCTGCAACAGCAACGGTTTCAGTTTTTCTAGCACCCGATAACACCCTATTCAGCTTCTCTTTGAGTTCCTCATAGGTTTTAAAATTATCAGCCGCTAAAAACGGTTTTAAAGCGTGTTGTGATGACCAAATAGATTTAATCTTCTCATCATTATCAGCAAGTGCTGACACGCCTTCAAATTCAGATTTGTCATAGTTCCAATAACCATCAACTTTTCTGATTTTTAATTTAAAGTTTGCACCTTTCCAGAAGTCAAACGGATTGATTGCCGCTTCGTCTTCAAAAGCAGGTTGCATTGATTCTGTTATCTTATCAAATATCTTTTTACCAAATTTGTATAAGAACACTTTGCCTTCGTTCTCTGGATGTTTTGGATCAGATACCACTAGAATATTTGAGTAGTAAGATAATTTTCTTTTTCTCTTTCTAGCAATTTCTTTATCACTATCAACACCTGTATTCCAAAGTCTTGTGTTTTCTTCACTAACAGGATCTTTTTGATTAAGAGTTGTTAATGAGTTCTCAATATACCAACCACCTGTTCCTTGGAAAGCGTGAGACCATACTCTTTGCCAAGGCAAGTCTTCGCCTTCAACAGCAGGTAAAAATCTAATAACAGCATAACCGTTACCAGTTTTGTCTAACTCTGGTTTCCAAAATCTGTCGTCTTGGTATTTGTTTTTGTTTGATGAATCCTCAGGATTGAGGTTT